TTCATTTTGTATAATATATCTATATCAATAAATTTCATTAGGAGGAATTATGATATATACAAAAAAATCTTTATGGTTGGAACAAGCACCTAGTTTTTGTTTTGAACTAGACCAGGACCAACTACTAGAGAAAGCATTAGAGGTCGGCTTTGTTATTCAAGTCGGCGAAGATAAATTTGAAAGATCAGGGGAGTACAAATGAGAACTATGGATGACGCGTACTTAGACAGAACAGAGGAGGACGCAAGTCCTTACAGTTTCAAACTGGAACTCGCAGAAGGAACCTTTGAAATGTACGCTCACATCAATAGTTCCGGGTTCATGGACTATTCATTCTTCTTAGATAAAAAAGAATTGGATGGCGGTGTCTATGGTGGCTATTGGTCAGACCAAGAGAAATATGGCGAATTCGATGATGACCATGATGGTACTTTGTACCACATGGAATGGGGCTTCTTGGTTTCTGATGTTTTAGGTGGCTACGACTTCAAAGAGTTGTCTTGGAAGAATGGCTGATTTCCAAAACCGTGCGACCAAGCTCTCCCTAATACAAACTTGGTCGCACATCCCCCCTAGGTCCACTAGTTTTTCTAGTGGGCCTTCTTTTTTTTGTAGCCAGATGAAAAAACGCAGGCCCGGGAACTCTCCCGGAAGATTTAAATAGTAGCAATTCGCACATTTATAATGTTAAACTCGCACTTGTCGAACTCTCTCGACAAATTTGTTCTCCTAATGGTGCCTCAAGATCTTCGGATCTTGGGGTTTCTTTTTTTTTATATACATAAATCGCAAATCGCAAATTGATCTGGCGAAATTTTCGGATCTGGAAATCGCAGATCGGATTTTTTTTTATTTCATAAACCGCAGATCGCACTAGATCAAACTGAAAACATTTTGATTATGTGTGCGAGGGGGTCGAAATCGTGTTTATTAATCTATATCAATTGAATGCGAAAAAGTTTATTAACTTTTATTATCTAAAATATATATGTCATTTTATGTAAATAGTCATGCACATATTGTAAAAATATGTAATAATTCTTATATTAATTAACCATTTTCAAGGAGAAAAACAATGAAAATAAATGAAAAGAAACTCAAAGAGTTACAGTCTATTAAAAATACTAAAAAGGCTATGAATTTTATTCTTACTTTCGACCCTTTGAATATTTTAACTAAGAAGGAGAATAACAATGGATTATAAAAAAGAAGAAATCAAAGAATACTTTGATGATTTTATCAACGACCAAGATGTTGAATGGATAGAAGAAAACAAAGATGATATCCACCATCACGCTTTTAATACTGACTATTACATTATAGGCACTTATCAAGCTAAACAATGGCTAGGTGATATGGCTTTTGATGTAATTAATTTTATTAAAGATTATGAGCAAGATAACTTCGGAGAAGTTTATACTGATTTATCTGAACCAGAAAAAGTTGTGAATATGTACGCTTATATCATAGGCGAAGAAATCATAGCAGATTATTTAAACGAACTTGAGGAGGTCGCCTAATGAAAGATAATAGAAAAGAACTTATCTCAAAGATAGGAGTTAAACAGTACCAAATAATCGCAAATTTGGTTGACGATCTCGGTTGGGATTATCAATCAATGACTACAAGTGGCAGAGAAACTTATAAAAAGTTATGTCTTAAACTTGGTTGGGAATTTGAATGGGACGAGGAGTTAGGATAATGAAAGACACTAGCAAACAATTACTAAGCAAAAATGAAAAGCTATTCCCCTTCCATAGTGGAGGGGGGTGTATTCACTTTGGCTATAAAACAGACCATGAGGACTTAATCTGGCTGATAAATCAAGCAGATTTATTTGAACCAAAACTTGATGATGAACTTAATCCGCAGTATGAATGGGTTAACGAATACCCAGAGGACATAAATGATTGGTGCATGTTCGGATTAGACTTTAATAATCTAGATCAAGAGTATGAAGGACTCGCACTAAATGTCATAGGCGTGATTGAAAACGCAATTGGCAAACCATCTGATGATTATTCTTTTAAATCTGACGGTTGGTCGTGTGAATTTTTTACTAGGTATCAAGGCGGTATCAACATATTAAACGAACTATCGCCCAAGATAGACCAAGAAATAATTAAATTTTGTAGGTGTTGAAATGAAATATAAAAAAGGTATGAAAGTTAAATTAGAAGATCAAGTCTTTGAAGTGCTTGGAAGTTGTACTAACTGCAAGGAAGGTTGGGAGTTTGTGCAAAGGGAAAGTGGTATTGATATGGAACAAATCTGTCAAGAATGTGATGGCTTGGTTGAAGGCAGTACTACTTATGAATTTCAAAAAGAAGATGGCTATAAAATAATGGAGAATAAATAATGAAAAACGATAACCAATTAGAAATTTATACTGTTCCTAAGTATGAAGGCAATGCTTATATTATGGAAACTATTGATGGCTATTTTTATCAATTGTGGACAGCACCATTATTTAAAAATGAAACTGCTGACAATTCGCAATGGTCGATAGTTGAAGACGAACAAATAATAAATGATGTTATTGATAGTAGCGAGAGAACTATTATTGATGAGATAACAGTTGAAAAATTTGTTAGCTTTTTAGATCAAGAGAATCTAGCGTGGGATTTAGCAGAAAAATGGACTCAAGAGGATATGCAAGAAAATCCAGATAAATACCAAAGCATTCAATCAGATAACCAAGATATTTTTTTACAAGAGGAGGAAGCATGAAGAAATATAAATTTGAAATGATAGCTACTGAATGTTTACAAATAGAAGTAGAAGCTGATACCTATGAAAAAGCAGAGGAGATTGCTGGTAAGTCTTGTTTTGATGAAGATTGGGAATCAACAGATTGGCTTGGTGGAGAAATTTGTTCTGTTGATCTACCAGAGGATATAGAAGAATTTAGGAGGACGCATGAAATATAGCGAATTAGTTATTGAATTGTCGCAAAGACTCGCAGATGAGTCTGATTATGAAGATTATCTTTTAGACAAACTACAAGAACTTTTAGAATTTGTGAGGGAACATGAAAAATAAAATGACGCCAGTTGAAGCTGTAAATGTGATCGAGAAAAAACTATTTGACAATCGAGCAAAGCCATATACCGAAGAGGACGCACAAATTGACAACGCCTGGGATATTATTAAACTTCGTTTGGATCTTACAGATGAAGAATTTAATATAATCTTTGGAGAAAAATACTAATGGAAGTAATTATTTGGAAGAAAGGCGTTCAAGCTGTTGAATACTATTGTGATAGTTGCAACGCACAAGTCCCGGAAGAAGAAGGTCTTTGGGTAAATGGCGAGATGACTAGGCCACATGAATATCCAAAAGGATTTTGCCGAGCTTGTTATATGAAAACAAGTAGGAATGTAAACAATGGCGAATAAAAAAACAAACGCAATAGATTTAATAAACAACCCATCACACTACAACACCGGGGATATTGAATGTATTGAGGCCATTCAAGCTTCAATGACCACTAGACAATTTCAAGGTTATCTCAAAGGTAATGTTATGAAATATGTCTGGCGTCATGAATACAAAGGAAAAATGCTAGATGATTTGCGCAAAGCAAGATGGTATTTAAATAAATTGATCGCAACACACGAGGATAATTTAAATGATGATTAAATTTAAAATAGAAAACAACGCAATTTGTGGCTACGAAAACGATAAATTGATATCAATGCTTTTAATATCTGATCCAGTAGCTAGATCTAAAAGAATAGTACAACTCGCAGAAGGTGGAGAATTAGGAGACTAATCTTCTTCAGTTTCCCATTCACCAATTAATTCTAATAATTGTTCTGGATCAATAAGTATTCCTTGAGAATTACTTTCTTCCAGATAATCTTTTATCTTCTGTACTATCATCTTCGTCCTCTATTACTCTAACTTCTCCATCTATTGATTTGATTTGATTTTCTTCTATGAGTTGATTCAATCTATTTTCCAGTTCTTCTCTACTCATAGAGTCAATCTTACCAAACCGCACTTCCTTGCGATCAACCATGAGTCCGCCTAATTTTGCTCTGGCTATCTCAGCATTTACTGCAGGTCCATACGATCCATCTGATGCCGCAGCATCTCTAATTGTTGCTAACTTCCCGGCTACATTCTCAAAAGTAATATCATACTTCTTCCTTTGCAGAGCTTTCATATCCCTAATCCTCTCTTGGACATGCGAATATTCTTCATTGTTCATCATACGACTGGCAATAACTTCTGGATTTTTAAATCCAGCACGAAAAGCACACTCACTTTGATTGAGATCTTGATACACCATCAAGTTCACAAAGACCTCTTGCATTTTAGTTAATTTCTTTTTTGGTTTTGCCATCTGTTACAAATCTCCAGTCTTCATCAAACATACAATGCCTTATTGAACCATCTTTCATCTGATACAAAAACTGCATATCTAATAATTGTATTACTTTTCCTCGATTAACTCTATCGTAAGTGTATTCAGTATGAATAATCTCATCGTTCAACTTTGGCCTTTTGCTTTTCCTTTGCATTCAATCTCCTATTCACACCGATTCTTACATCTTCTAATGTTTTTTCTGACAACCTTCCGTTGTACCTTATCTTTGTACCTCTCATTTTACTCTTCCCATGTTTTACCTCACTGTTTTATTAATTATATTAAGAAAGAAAAAGGGAGTGGGAATGTGGGATTTATCCCCACTCTTTCCCTTCTTATAGAAGTGCACAACCGCACAACTGCACAACCCAATAAACATAAGGGTTTCAGCGTACGCTGTGCGCATGTGCAGGCATGTGCACTTGCACAACTGCACAATCGTTAAGTCATTGATTTTATTGACTTTTTTCAGACGCTGTGCAAAATCGCCAATTAGCGTTGCACAACCGTTTTTTAGCTTAATCATGACAAAAACACGACATACTATCGTCCTCAAATAGATCCAACATCTTAGGATTTTTTGCCTCCTCAACGAGCTCAATGTAGGGCGGCCTGTCAGATCGAAAGGTTGCGCCAGACTCATTACCGAATCTATTCTCCTGGGCAATCCACCAATCTGCTAGATCAGGTCGTTCCTTCATCAAGGCATTGAGAGTTTTGCGTCCCTTCAAGAAACACAAGTCACAATTACCAGC